AATCTATCCATTGACCGCATAGACCCAAGACGTCCTTATGAAGAAAAAAATATTGTCTTTTGCGCATGGGAATTTAATAACAGAAAAAATAGCATCACACCTGATGATTGTAAACGAATACTGAAAGTATATGAGGAACTGCATGCCAGAAATTAACATCATAATGGGCCCACCCGGAACGGGAAAAACGGAGAACTTACTTCGGATCGTGGACCGGGAACTGAAAGACGGAACTGGCCCCAGCAGAATTGCTTTTGTCAGTTTTACCAATAAAGCAACTGACGAAGCACGTGACAGGGCCAAGGCTAAGTTTAATTTAAATGACAATGATTTTCCTTATTTTAGTACCTTGCATGCTTTTGGAAAAAGACAACTTGGATTTACTAAATCAGAGGTAATGGACAAAAAGGACTACAGGGAATTTGCCGATAATTACGGCGTAGAATTAAAAACAGTCAGCATGGATTGGGATGGAAATGGAGTTTTCACCACGGACAATAAGTACCTAAAGGATATAAATAAATCAAGAATGCAAAGGCTGGAGCTTCAAGATTATTACAACCAAGCCAATTTAGATTACCCCTGGAATGAATTAATATGGGCTTATAGGTCTCTTGAAGAATATAAACATCAATCCAGTAAATGTGATTTCACCGACATGCTATCGCAATACGTAGAATTTGGTCCTTCGCCACCCCTTGATGTTGTCATTGTCGATGAAGCACAGGATCTTACCAGATTACAGTGGGACATGTGCGAGAAGATGTGGAAGAATGCAAAAAGGGTTTACATAAGCGGTGATGATGACCAGGCCATCTTTAGATGGGCAGGAGCTGACGTTGAACATCTTATAAACATGAAGGGAAACCAAAGCGTTTTAAAACAATCCCACAGATGCCCAGCAAAGGTTCACAAGATAGCGCAGGAGATAGTAACAAGAATTAGAGACAGAAGAGAGAAGGAATGGAATCCACGTAATGAAGAAGGGGAAGTAAAATTTCACTCTTACCCAGGAAGCGTGGATATAAGCGAAGGAAACTGGCTTCTACTGGCAACATGTAAATATATGCTGAAGGATTTTGAAGAAGAATTGCGATACAGAGGACTTCCATACACTAAATTCGGGGAGCCTCCTGTTAGCAAAAGCCTTCTTAGGGGAGTAGATTCCTGGAGAAGACTTAATGATTTTGAGGACATATCATATAATGATGTAGCCTCAGTTTACTCAAACTTAAAAAGTGTTACTGGAGTAGCGCGAGGATATAAAAATCTTCAGACATTGGAGGAAGGAAAATCCTACAATGCGGAAGAACTAGTAATGCACCACGGTCTTATTAGTGCAGGTGATCCTTGGGACATTGCCTTTAACATAGGGGATCACGACAAGTCATACATAATGTCCATGGAAAAGCACGGTGGACTAAGAGCTGATGCAAAAATAAATTTGAGCACCATCCACATGGCTAAGGGTGGAGAGTGTGATAATGTTGCGCTCATGACAGACCTGTCAAGGGCCAATAGGGACGAAATGGAAATTAATTCCGATGATACAAACAGAGCTTTTTATGTAGCGGTGACACGAGCCAAAAAATCACTGCATATAGTTCGATCAGAATATGGAGGATTTATATTATGAACAAAGAAGAAATACTGAAAAAGGCTTCTGAATTAATTAGCAGCAAAAGACAAGAAACGCACGGTGATTGTTTTAAAAATCATTCACAAATAGCTGACTTATGGAGTGTTTTCCTTGATGACAAACTAAAGATAATGAAGGAAATAACGCCAGGGGACGTCGCTGTAATGATGTGTTTACTTAAGATTTCTCGATCCACCATGGGAGATTTTAACCTAGATGATTTTGTTGATGGTGCGGCATACATGGCAATTGCAGGAGAAATGAATAATGGATCTATTTAACCGGGACGAAATAAAATCAGAGTGGGTTCACCCTACTGAATTCCCCTCCATGAAGGGAAAGAAGGTAGTGGCGATTGACCTGGAAACATGTGATACAGACTTAAAGAAAATGGGCCCAGGATGGCCTAAAAAGATTGGAAAGGTTATAGGCATTGCCATATCCAGCGGTGATTTTACTGCATACTACCCAATTTCCCATGATGGCGGTGGAAATATGGACAGAAAGGCTGTCCTTAAATACATAAAAGAAGTATGCGAAGATGAGTCCATTCAAAAAGTATTTCACAATGCCCAGTATGATGTGGGATGGCTAAGCGTTTTAGATATTGAAGTAAAAGGATACATTCACGATACCATGATTGCGGCTGCATTGCTTGATGAAAACAGGTTTTCATATACTTTAAATAGCATTGTCAGTGAATTTTTAGGGGAATACAAGGATGAAAAAGTTCTTAAAGCTAAAGCCGAGGAGTTGGGTGTGGACCCTAAAGCAGAGATGTACAAAATGCCTGCTGAATTTGTTGGTGAATACGCGGAAGCGGACGCTAAGTTAACGTGGCGCCTTCACGAACGATTGATAACGGAGATAGAAAAAGAGGAACTTGATCGTGTCTATGATGTAGAATGCCGTCTTATTCGTGTTATTTTTAACATGACAAAGCGTGGCGTACGAGTGGACATGGATAAGGCTTTTGGACTTAAAAGAAAATTACTTAACAAGGAAAAGCAGTATTTAAAAAGAATAAGGGACATTACAGGATTGAATGTACAGGTGTGGGCCGCACGTTCCGTTGCCGAGGCTTTTGACAGCGTTAACCTGGAATATCCCCACACTGAATTGGGCGCTCCAAGCTTTACGCAAACATTTCTTGAAACACATGCCCATGAGTTGCCTAGAATGATCACCAAAGCGAGGGTTCTGAATAAATTGCAGGGAACATTCATTGATGGCATTGCAAGATACATACATAATGGAAGATTACACGCACACATAAACCAAATACGGGGGGACGCAGGAGGGTTTGTAGGTGGAACTGTTACTGGAAGATTTTCCATGTACGCTCCCAATTTACAGCAGATGCCAATAAGAAGTGAATTTGGATCAGAACTAAGAAAGATATTTATTCCGGAAGAAGGGGAAGACTGGCTGTCGGCTGACTATTCACAGCAGGAACCCCGCATTCTTACACACTTTGCAATTTTAAACAAGAACGAAGGGGCAACAGATGTTAGATCAGCTTTTGTGAAAGGCCTTGATTTTCACAAGCAAACCGCTGAAATGGCTGGAATACCAAGAAGGCTCGCAAAGACGATTGGGCTTGGAGTTATGTACGGAATGGGTTATAAAAAACTGGCAGTGGATTTGGACATCAGTCCCAAGGAAGCCAAGACAATGCTAAACCAATTTAGGGAAAAGGTTCCTTTCATGCAGGGCATGCTTGAGGCAGTCATGCACAGGGCGAACAAGGTGGGATCCATAAGGACTTATCTTGGAAGAAGGTGTAAGTTTGATTTATGGGAGCCCAACTGGTTTGAAATGGATCCTGTTACCAAGCAACCAGTATTTCACAAAGCTTTACCTCATACCGCAGCCGCCATTAAATGGGGAGGATCCATCAAAAGGGCCGGAACTTACAAGGCTTTAAACAGGTTAATTCAGGGCACTGCTGCCGATCAAACTAAAAAGGCTATGGTAAATGTTTATGAAAAGCTGGGAGTTATACCGTTGATTCAAGTACATGATGAGTTGAATTGCAGCGTTAAATCTGATATAATGGCAAAAGAGATAAAAGATATAATGGAAAATTGCATAAAGCTGGAAGTTCCCACCAAGGTGGAGTATAAGACTAAAAACAACTGGGGTGACGCAAAATGAACAGGGGATACAGGGAACAGGGCAAGAGTAAAAAACCAAAGGCAAAACCTGGTTTTGCCATAAACCCGGAGCAGATGGAGTATGAAAGAAGAAAGTTACTGGAAGAGATGTCTACGAAAGTTGACAAAAAGAAGCTCAACAACATGGCCGCTGTGGCCGCTACGAAGGAGCCGGAGTACCTTGACGAGGAAGGAAACAGAAGAGAACCAACCCTCCGCATACTATCGCTCGGCGCGGGGGTTCAGTCATCCTGTCTGGCACTCATGGCGCAGGAAGGACTGACAAAACACAAACCGGACTACATGATATTTGCGGACACCGGATGGGAACCCTCATTCGTATATGAGCATGTAGAATACCTGAAGAAAGCAATAACAATCTGCCCTCTCATTACGGTTGAACGAAGCAACATCCGTGAGGATCTTATTCGCGCAGCAAATCCTATTCCAGGAGGTAATGAGGAGTGGAAGTCTTTCGCCGGACGCGTGCCAAATCCACCATTGTTTGCCGCTCGCCCCGGTGGAAAGGTTGGAATGCTCTACCGGCAGTGCACCCATGACTACAAGGTCATACCAATACAAAAGGAAATGAGGAGGATACTTGGTGTAAAGCCACGACACCGCGTTAAGAAAGGAACAATCGTCGAACAGTGGATTGGGATCTCAACAGATGAAGCAATGCGTATGAAAAAAGCACGATTGCCATGGATTGAATCCCGTTGGCCGTTGATCGAGATGAAAATGTCACGAATGGACTGCTTACAGTGGTACCGAGACATTAAAAAGCATCCTATGCCGGGGAAATCCTCGTGCATAGGGTGCCCTTATCACCACAATGACCAGTGGAAAAACATGCAGAAGAACTATCCAGTGGACTTTGAGGACGCGTGTGAGGTTGATGACAAAATAAGACACGGTTTAAAAAATACAACAGCTGAACTGTTTTTGCACAAGTCAGCTAAACCCTTAAGAAGCATAGACTTCCAGGAACCAAAAAAACAACGGGACCTGTTTGGAGAGACCTTTGACGAGGAATTCTCCGATGAATGCGAAGGCCTGTGTGGGGTTTAAGAAAGGTGTTGACTATGATGCAGGGAGTGTTCGACCGGGTCCGCAAGGAGGGACGGCGCCTGAATTCAAATGCTTCAACTGTGAGAAGTGGTTTGACGGAAATGAATGGAAATATACGTTCTCTAAAGCGTGGTATCCTTCTCTTGAATATAAGATTAACTTTTTATGCGGTCCGCCATGCTCCTTGGAGATTTCTGAAAAATATAAGGAGAAATATGTTGGACCGTGATGGCTAAGGTAGGCTTGGCAAAACACAGGGGCCGTAGAAAGGTCGGAAGCAAAAAGAGAAAGTTGAGGTCAGCGAAATGGCGCAAGAAAAAGACGGGCCGGTAGGTCAGGACATAATAGCAAAGATTCCTATCCAGGATACACGGTTGTTCTACAAGCGATGGGATAACTATGAAAACTTAAACAACCTGTTGCTTAATGAAATATCATCATTGAGGGAAAAGGATCCACAGGGACTCATAGGAACCAATCCTGGTTGCTGGAGAAGCATGGAGAAATACAAATGTGAAGGTGAACTGTTCAAACCCATGAGCATGATTCTTGCCGCCTGGACTGATTACTTTCTTCCTAAGGTTGCGGTGGACGCTGACGTGGTATACTGGACGAACGTCAATGAGCCTGGGTCATCAAACATGTTTCACACCCATTACATGGCTAACGCGGACCTGTCAGGGGTATACTATGTACAGGGATCAAAGACCGGTGTCATAAGATTTGCAACGCATGAACAGCTGTACAGGATGATCGCGCCTGGAATGCCTCACTCCAACATGATTGGACATGAACCCCATGACGGAGACATACTGTTGTTTCCATCTTACCTGCAGCATGACGTCGTAGCCAATCCTCATCCAACAAGACAACGCATTTCAATAGCGTTCAACGCTAAGTTAAGGACAAAAGAGCGTCCAATTAAGGAAGAATCACCAAAAGACAACGGAAAGGAAAAATAGTGGAAGTCTGGGACCCAAAAGACAAACCGACCGTTTTCAGCCAAATAAAAAAGCTCATATCTCGCTCATATCGGGGTTTAAAGGGTTCCCGGTACCTGTTGTACCCGGGTATTTTACTCATTTTACTGTTTATGGTCTTTGGTCTTCTTCCGGGATGTTCATGGCACTGGCAGAAAGAAAAAGTTAGGGAAGTGGAACCCCTTACAGTTCCTCCCTCAGAAGAAAACACAATCGCGTGCATCAAGCTACAACCGGAGTGCCAATATGATTTGGAAGATTAAAGATTATTTTTATAGCTTATGCGAACACTACGGGAGCAGGCTCAGCGTGTGGGCGTGGCACAAGCGATGGAACAAACAAAACAGAAAGAGGTACAAGCATGGCTAGACCCGGACCGCAAAGGAAATGGACGGATTCACAGTTGAGTGACGCCAAATACCTGATGGCGAACAATTTCAGCGCCAGCAAGGTTGGAGAGATTTTAAACACCACGAAGAACGCCGTTCTCGGCGCTCTGTACCGGGACAAGGTAAGGAACGGCTACGTACCTCCCGCAGATTCAAAATACACAGTGTCAAAAATAAGACACAGGTTCAAACGTGACTCCTCCCTGGGTGAAATGGAATGCTATGTATGCTCAAAGACCTTTACTAGATCCAGTAGATTTGACCGTTTCTGCTATGAGTGCAAGAGGACTGGACGTGTTATATGAAACCTAAAATAATTCATACTAAAACATTTTCATGCGGCGATGACCATCCTATTGTGTGGTACACAGTGGACAAGGAGAACAAGGCCGTATGTGAATACTGCTACACAAAATTTTTATATGAGCCAAAAGATTTTCATACCAGGATGCTGGAGGAAAGGGAGCTCCTTGACATGGGGCTGAAAGATTCCATCAGGCAGAAGGAAGAGAGAACTACATCCGAAGAGATGCAGGACAAACTGGAACCAATTGAGAATTATGTAAATAAAATTTTGAAAGGGAGTGGATGATCAGTGAAAAGCTACAAACTTATGTAGACACACTTAATTCCATGGACGACATGATGGACCGTTACACCTGGCTGATGGAGTTGGGGAAGAAGTCGCCGATAGTGCCGGAGAGGTTCAAGTTGAAAGAGTTCGAGGTCCCAGGCTGCCAGTCACAGACGTGGCTCGTCCCCCACTTTACGTATGATGATAAGATTTATTTCACGGCTGATTCAGCTGCGTTGATTTCAAAGGGGATGGTGTGTCTGCTTGCCGATGTCTTCAGC